TATATAGCTAGACCACAAACAGCTGAAATATTTTTTGAAGATGTACTTATGGCTTGCGTATTTTATGGTATGCCAATATTAGCAGAAAACAATAAACCAAGACTACTTTATTATTTTAAACGTAGAGGTTATAGAGGTTTTGCTATGAATAGACCAGATAAAAAAAGAAATAAATTATCTGTTACAGAAAAAGAAATAGGTGGTATACCTAATTCAAGTGAAGACATTAAACAAGCACACGCGTCTGCTATAGAAACTTACATAGAACATTTTGTAGGTTTAAAAGAAACTGGTTATGGTGATATGTATTTTCAACGTACATTAGAAGACTGGTCAAAATTTAACATTAATAATAGAACAACACACGATGCTTCTATTAGTTCAGGTTTGGCTTTGATGGCTTGTAACAAACACAGGTATACGCCTGTAAATAAAAGAGAATTAAAACCAGTTGATTTAGGTATAAAAAAATACGACAATAAAGGAACTGTATCAAAAATTTTAAATTAATGAATATATATACTAATACCAAGTATTGAATACGGCAAGCAAGTAGCACAAGCTATAGAACACGAGTGGTTTTCTCAAGGTAGAACTACAGGTAATAGATATTTAACCGCTTGGAACAACTTTCACCAACTACGATTATACGCTAGAGGTGAACAGTCAATACAAAAATATAAAGATGAATTATCTATAAATGGTGATTTGTCTTATCTTAATTTAGACTGGAAACCAGTACCTATATTATCTAAATTTGTAGATATAGTAGTTAATGGTATATCTGAAAGAACTTATGATATAAAAGCTTATGCTCAAGATCCTGAGTCAATAAAGAAAAGAACAGAGTACGCTTCTAAGATATATGAAGATATGTTAGCTAAAGAATATTTAGATAACTTAAAAAATACACTTGGAATTGACTTATATCAAGTACCTAATCCAGAGTTACTGCCAGAATCAGAAGAAGAATTAGAATTACATATGCAGTTGAGTTACAAACAATCATTAGAAATAGCTGAAGAAGAAGCTATATCCAGTGTTTTAGCTCAAAATAAATATCAATTAACAAGACGTAGACTTAACATGGATCTAACTGTTCTTGGTATTGCTGCTTGTAAAACTAGTTTTAACACAGCTAATGGTATTACTATTGATTATGTAGATCCAGCTTATATGGTTCATTCTTATACAGAAGATCCTAATTTTGAGGATATATATTATGTAGGTGAATTAAAAGCAATTACAATACCGGAACTTAAAAAAGAATTTCCAGATTTAACTGATAAAGAATTAGAGCGTATACAAAACATGCCTGGTAATAGATCTTATATTACTGGTTGGGGTGATTATGATAGTAATACTGTTCAAGTTCTTTATTTTGATTATAAAACTTACCATAATCAAGTATTTAAAATTAAAAAGACTGATCAAGGTTTACTTAAAGCTATAGAAAAAGACGATACTTTTAACCCTATTGAAAATGAAAATTTTGAAAGAGTGTCAAGATCTATAGAAGTATTATACAGTGGAGCAAAAGTATTAGGAACTGATACTATGTTAAAATGGGAGTTGGCTGAAAACATGTCAAGACCTTACGCTGATACTACTAAAGTAAAAATGAATTATTCTATTTGTGCACCAAGAATATATAAAGGTAGAATAGAATCTTTAGTTAGCAAATGTATTGGTTTTGCTGATATGATTCAACTTACTCATTTAAAGCTACAACAAGTAATGTCTAGAATAGTACCAGATGGTGTTTATTTAGATATGGACGGTTTAGCAGAAGTTGATCTTGGTAATGGAACAAATTACAACCCAGCTGAAGCATTGAATATGTATTTTCAAACAGGTTCTATTGTAGGTAGATCACTTACGCAAGACGGCGATATGAATCCTGGTAAAGTGCCTATTCAAGAATTAAATTCTAGCTCTGGTCAGGGTAAAATACAAAGTCTTATAAACACATATCAGTATTATTTACAAATGATACGTGATGTGACCGGGCTTAATGAAGCTAGAGATGGTAGCACACCAGATAAACAAACATTAGTGGGACTACAAAAGATGGCCGCTAATGCATCTAATGTTGCCACAAGACATATTAAGCAAGCTAGTTCTTATTTAACTCTTAGAACAGCAGAAAATATAGCTTTAAAAATAGCTGACGCTTTAGAGTTTCCATTAACATCTGAGTCTTTAACTAATTCAATTAGTAATTACAATGTAAATACATTAAAAGAAGTTGTTAATTTAAATCTACATGACTTTGGTATATACTTAGAATTAGAACCAGACGATGAAGAAAAAGCTCAACTAGAACAAAATATTCAAGTAGCTTTACAGTCTAATGGTATTGATCTTGAAGATGCTATTGATTTAAGACAAATCAAAAATCTTAAATTAGCTAATCAATTATTAAAAGTTAAGCGTAAACAAAAAGCTATTAAAGATCAAGAAAACGCTCAAGCTAATATTAAAGCTCAAAGTGAAGCTCAAGCTGCTGCTAATGAGAAAATAGCTATGAATGAGGTTCAAAAGCAAGAAGCAATATCTGGATCTAAGGTGCAGTATGAGCAAGCTAGAACTCAAATGGAAATACAAAAAATGCAAACTCAAGCTGAGCTTGATATGCAAAAAATGCAAATGCAACACCAGTTTGACATGCAGTTAGCTCAAGTACAGTCTCAAGCTCAAGAACAAAAAGATAATAAAAAAGAACAAGCAAAAGATAAGCGTATAAAAATGGAAGGTACGCAACAAAGCAAAATGATTGCTCAAAGAAAAAACGATAGCGATCCTATAAATTTTGAACTAGAAGGCTCTGGTGGACCAATGGAACCAGGTTTATAGAAATATTTAACTATTTAATTATATTATATTATGTCAGAAACAAAAACAAATGAACCTGTTAAGCAGGAAGGTGACTTTAAAATAAAAAAGAAAACACCTAAAAAATTAACTGAAACAAAAGATAGCGTAACAAAAGTTGATCTAACTAAAGATCCTAACGTTAAAATTGAAGAACCTATAAAGGTTGAAATTAAAAAAGAAGATAATGCCATTCAAATCGGAGAAACAGAGAAGGTATCTGTGGAAAAACCATCCGGAGATAGCACAAAGATGGGAGAACCTGTACAAGAGTCCAACGAGACTACTGAAGGGTTTCATCCGATCAAAGAAGTAACTGAAGAAGAAGTAAAACAAGTTGAAGCTGAAGTTAAAGAAGCTATAAGAGATGAAAAAGTACTAGGTAAACCTTTACCTGAAAACATCAAAAGAGTATTATAAAAAATCTAAACCACATTTAGATTTAGAAGAAATTGATTTCATAATGGAAGAAAAATTCGATTATGATACCGATATTGACGAAGAGCGAGAAGTCAAAAGGAAAAAACTCGCTAAAAAAGAAGAGATTGCAAAAGCCAAAAACTTTTTAGAAGATCTTAAGAGTAAATATTACGACGAAATCAAGTTGAGACCCGGCGTAACTCAAGATCAACAAAAAGCAATGGACTTTTTTAATCGATATAACAAGCAACAAGAATTAGCTGAAAAACAACACGAATTATTTAAACAAAAAACTAAAGATTTATTTAATGACGAATTCGAAGGTTTCGATATTAAAGTTGGAGATAAAAAATTTAAGTATAATATTGTTAATCGTGATAAAGTTGCTGAAAACCAGTCAAACATTAATAACCTTGTAGGGAAGTTCCTTGACAATGACGGTAACATTAATGATCACGCAGGTTATCATAAAGCTATTTATGCTGCTGAAAATGTAGATAGAATCGCAGCTCTCATAAAGCTATTTATGCTGCTGAAAATGTAGATAGAATCGCAGCTCATTTTTATGAGCAAGGAAAAGCTGATGCTGTAAAAGACGTTGTAAACAAATCAAAAAACCTAGTAGACACTGAAGGTAGAAAATCACAAGGTGATGTTTTTGTTGGCGGATTTAAAGTTAAAGCTATTTCTGGTTCAGATTCTTCAAAATTAAAAATTAAAACGAAAAGGTTTAACTAATTAAAATTAACAAATTATGAGTTTATCTCCACAATTTGGTAGTATTGTACCTTCGCAAATACAACAGCCTTTAGCTAATAACTATTTAGCTTTCAACGGTGGTGCTAATGATTTTGCGCAACAATATTTACCAGAAATTTACGAACAAGAAGTAGAGCGTTATGGAAACAGAACGTTAAGTGGCTTCTTAAGAATGGTTGGCGCTGAAATGCCAATGACATCTGATCAAGTTATTTGGTCTGAGCAAAATAGATTACACGTTGCTTATAATGGAATCACTGCAACAGCTGCGGGTGGTGTAGGTGTTAACCCTACTACTCTTACTATTACTGATGGTTCAACTAACGTTATGAGTGTTAACGATACAATAGTAGTTTTAGATCCAGCTTCTGGACTAGAAGCTAAGTGTATTGTTCTTCAAACAAACGGCGATGTAAATGGAAACGTAGTAGTACAGTGTTTTGCACCTGTAACCGCTTTAGTTGGTGCTGGTGGTCAAGGTTTCTCTGCTGCTGCAGGTGCTTTGAAAATATTTGTATACGGTTCTGCTTACACAAAAGGAACTAACTTAAGCGGTGCTTCTGCTGGAACTAATTCAGCTGTAAGACAATCTATTACTCCAAGCTTTACGCAGTTTTCTAACTCTCCACTAATTTTAAGAGACCAGTTCCAAATTAACGGATCTGATATGGCTCAAATTGGTTGGGTAGAAGTTGCTACTGAAGATGGTGCTTCTGGATATTTATGGTATTTAAAACTACTGAAGATGGTGCTTCTGGATATTTATGGTATTTAAAAGCTGAGTCTGAAACAAGACTACGTTTTGAAGATTACTTAGAAATGTCTATGGTAGAAGCTGAATTAAACGCTAGCGGTGCTGCTGGAGCTTACGGAAACGCTGCTTTACCAGGATCTGAAGGTTTATTCGCTGCTATTAGAAACAGAGGTAACGTAGAAGTAGGATTTACTGCTGCTGCTGGACTTGATGAGTTTGATGCTATTCTTAAAAATTTAGATACTCAAGGTGCTATTGAAGAGAACATGCTTTTCTTACAAAGACAAACTGCTCTTGATTTTGATGATATGCTAGCAAGCCGCTGGAGGAACTGCTTTTGGTTTATTTGAAAACTCAGAAGAAATGGCTCTTAACCTTGGATTCTCTGGATTTAGAAGAGGTTCTTACGATTTCTATAAAACTGATTGGAAATACTTAAACGACGCTTCAACAAGAGGTGGAATCGTTGGTGTTAATTCAATCGAAGGTGTATTAGTACCTGCTGGAACTTCTACTGTTTATGACCAAATTTTAGGTACAAACATTAGACGACCATTCTTACACGTACGTTATAGAGCTTCTCAGGGAGACGACAGACGTATGAAGTCTTGGTTAACTGGTTCTGCTGGTGGTGCTTTCACTTCAGATTTAGATGCAATGCAAGTTAACTTCTTATCTGAAAGATGTTTAGTAACACAAGCTGCTAATAACTTTGTATTATTCCAAGGAATTTAATATTCCTAATTTATAATTATCCCCGTCTTCGGGCGGGGTAATTATTATTAACTATTTAATTATATTATATTATGTCAAAAGTAAAAGAAAAACCAGTTAAAGAAACCTGGGAAATAAAAGATAGAATCTATTATTTAAAAAATGATAAAAGTCCTTTAACATTAACAATACCTAGTAAGCACACAAAAAAACATGCTTTACTGTATTTTGATCAAGAACAAGGCAAACAAAGAGAATTAAGATATGCAACAAACCAAGACTCTGTTTTTGTAGATGAACAAAAAGGAGAATGCACAATGGGGCATATTATATTTAGAAACGGTGATTTAAAAGTACCTAAAGAAAAGCAAAATTTACAAAAAATGCTTTCACTATATCACCCTTTAAGAAATAGATTATATGAAGAGTTTAGCGCAATAGCAGTTGCTGAAGATGATTTAGATTTAATAAATCTTGAAATTGACGCTATGACTGCAGCTAGGCAAATGGATATAGATCAACTTGAAGCTATATTAAGAGTTGAAAAAGGATCTGTAGTAAACAGTATGAGTTCTAAAGAACTTAAAAGAGATGGTTTATTATTTGCTAAAAATAATCCTAAAACATTTATAGCTTTAGCTAAAGATGATAATGTTCAATTAAGAAACTTTGCTATTAAAGCTCAAGAAGCTGGAATTATAGTGTTGTCTCAAGATCAAAGAACATTTACTTGGGGTTCAAATAATAGAAAATGCTTTCTTAAAAACAGATGAAGGTGTAGAAATCTATAAATCTATAGATAAAAAACTATAAAAACAAGTGATACTAATATAAGGCGGATTCGTCCGCCTTTTTAGTATATTAAAAAATAAAATAATGGTAAATGTAAATACAGTATATACAACAGTCTTGTACATATTAAACAAAGAGCAAAGAGGTTATATTACTCCTAGCGAGTTTAATAGTTTAGCTGTACAGGTTCAAAATGAAATTTTTGAATCGTATTTTCCTGACGGCAATCAATTAAACCGTCAAAATCAAAACAATACTCAAAACGATACAGAGTTTTTTAACATGTTTAAAGACACTGCTTATAAACTTTATCCTTTTGAAAGAGAAGCACAATTTACATATGATGCTACTAATGATGGTTGGTATTTCAATAGTTTAAATTCTATATTTAAACTAGGTGAAATTATGTCACATTATACTACTACAAATCCTAAATATGAATCTATAACTCAATTAACAAGTAGAAGTGATTATACTAAAATAACTAAATCTAAACTTACAGCTCCTACTGTTCAATATCCTATAGCGATTACAACTCAATCAACAGTAAACATATCTCCTTTTACACAATCAGTTTTATTATTAAAAGTTAATCCTAAACCAGATAAACTATTAATAAACTGTATTTTTACACCAAGTAATCCTCAATGGGGTTTTACTCCAGGAGCTATGGGACAATACATATATAGTCCTTCTACATCTACAGACTTCGAACTAGATATATCAGAACAAACTAATTTAATAATAGGTATTTTAAAATACGCTGGAGTTATAGTAAAAGATCCTGAAATAGTTCAAGCAGCTACACAGGAAGCACAACAAGTATCTGTAAATGAAAAATCTTAATAACAAATGGCATTAGTAACTGAAACAAATCAACAATATTATCAAGGCGCACAAGGCTTTAGAGGTACTGGAAATGCTTTAACCATAACAACTACTTTTGATACAGATTTAGTTTTTGGTAACTGGAATCCTTCAAGTACAGATTATGCTTTAAATAATTTTAAAATATATACTAGCACAACTGGTTTTCCAGGTAGTTGGAGTGAATATGTTTTAGAGTATTCTGTAGTTAATAATGCTATAACTTTTGCGGCTAATCCAGCTGCAAATCTGTATATTGTTGTTCAGCTTAAAAAACTAGATGGTGGTAAATATGGAAATACGCCAGCTGAAGAAGCTGTAGGTGACGCTGTTGAAGAAAACTATGGAACATATCAATACCTTAAATTAGGTGATATTGTAGATAACTATATGGTTGGTTATGTTGGTGATGGTAAAATAATACAAAACGCTAAAAAATCTGACGTAGTTTTCTTTGCTAAAAGATCTTTACAAGAGTTTAGTTATGATACCTTAAAAAGTATTAAATCACAAGAATTAACAATACCTGAAAACTTACAGTTAGTAATACCTCAAGACTATGTGAACTATGTTGCTCTATCATGGATAGATCGATATGGTGTAAAACACCCAATATATCCTAACAATAACTTAACTACAAATCCTTATAGTAAATTATTACAAGATGATAAAGGAATACCAACTCAAGATAACTTTGGTGAAAACTTAGAAGGTACATCATTAACAGTAGAAAGATGGAGAGAAGCAGATGATAGAATTATAAATAATGAAATATTTAATCAATTAGATAATTTTACTTATGATTTATATTCTGATGACTGGTGGGGTTCAGGACCATGGGACTGGGGTAGAATATATGGTTTAGATCCTCAAACATCACAATCTAACGGTTGGTTTGGTATAAATGAAAGAGACGGTTTATTTACTTTTTCTAGTAATTTAAGAGATAGATTAATTGTAATAGAATATATATCTGACGGTTTAGCTTATGATTTAGATACTAGAGTACCTAAATTAGCTGAAGAAGCAATGTACATGAGTATATCATATAACTTATTAGCTGGTAGAGCTAATGTTTCTGAAGGTGTAATAGCTAGATTTAAAAAAGATAGAAGAGCAGCATTAAGAAATGCAAAAATAAGACTTTCTAATATTAAACTTGAAGAAATAGTACAAGTTATGCGTGGTAAGTCTAAATGGATAAAACACTAAAATTTAATGGCAAAAGTTAAAAATACTTTTATAAAATCCAAGATGAATAAAGACTTGGATGCTCGTATTATTGCTAACAATGAATACAGAAATGCTTTAAATGTACAAGTTAGTAAATCTGAAGGTGAAAGCGTAGGATCTTTAGAAAATGTTTTAGGTAATACTTTAGTTTCTAATGTAGCAACACACACAAATGTTAATGACTTATATTGTATAGGACATGTTGAAGACGATTCTAACAGTAATATGTATTTATTTTTTACAAATTATTTAGATCCTAAGCCAACACAACTTACGTACAACAAGAATAAGAAAAACTTTGTATTAAGATATAATAGTTCCTCTGGAGATTTAACTACACTAGTTGAAGGTCCTTTTTTAAATTTTTCACAAACACATCCTATATACGGCGTTAATATAGTTGAAAATTTATTATTTTGGACAGATAATAGAAATCAACCTAGAAAAATAAATGTAGATTTAGCTAATCCAACAAACATTTTAAATCCAACTTACTACACAACAGAAGACCAAATATCTGTAGCTAAATATAATCCTCATAACGCAATAGAGTTATATGCTGAAAGCAAAGAATCTACAGCAGCTACAACTCAATATGAAACAACTATGAAGGATGTTACTAGTAAGTTTTATCCTAACGGTGGTAGTGCAAAACTAAATGCTCAAGCTGGATCAGGAGCAACTAGTATTGTGGTTAAAAATTTAAAAGGATATATAGCTCAAGCTCAGACACCTGATCCTTATGATGTTGGTGCAAATATATCATATATAAACGCTTCAGGTGATATAATTCCAATAACATCAGCATATGTTAACACTGTAGTTTATGCTGCACCAGCTGGTAATAATCCAGCTTTATGGACAGTTAATATATTAGGTGCAACTATACCTACAACATTAGCTTCTGGCACAGAGATAGTTTTTAACTATAATAAATATTATGAAAAAGATTTTGCAGGTGATGATACTTATTTAGAAGATAAGTTTGTAAGGTTTGCATATAGATTCAAGTTTGTAGATGATGAATATTCTTTATTCTCTACATTTACACAGTCTGCTTTTATACCTAGACAAGATGGTTATTTCATGTATGTAAAAGACGATGCAAGAGGAATGCCTGAATTAGACGATCAATCAGAATCTTACAGAAGTACTATAGTTTCTTTTGTTGAAAATAAAGTTGATAAAATACAATTAAGAATACCATTACCTTTTAAAAACTATGAATTAAAAGACAAACTTCTATTAGACGCTGTTGATATATTGTATAGAGAATCTGATCAAACAACTGTAAAAGTTATTGATACAATAGAAGAGCAAGAAATATTTAATCAATCAGCTAATTGTAATGTTAAAGGAGCTACTACAAATAGCAATACTGTAGTTGTAGACAACGTAAAAGGAGGTATACAGGTAGGTAGTTATGTGACTGGCTTTGGTATAACCACAGATGTGACAGTAGATAGTTATCAACCTGATAATCCAAATGTAAATCCTAGTACTGCTGGTACAATAACTTTAAGTTCACAAGTTTCTTTAGCTGATAATGTAGAATTAACAATAGGAGAACCTGAATATTTTACATATGATTATCAGTCTCAAAAACCTTTTAAAACATTACCTGAAAAAGATTTAATAAGAGTTTACGATAAAGTACCAGTAAGAGCTTTGGCTCAAGAAGTTTCTGGAAACAGAGTTATATATGGTAATTTCTTAAACAAGCACACTGCACCTGATTTTATAGATTATCAAACAGCTATTACAACTAAATCAGATTTTAATATATTAGAAGCAGAAGGAGACGCTGTTGGACCTATTGCAGCTGGATCTACGCAAATAACTTTAACTAATTTAAAAAATACAATTTTTGTTGGTATGATAGTTATATGTGATGGAGTTCCAGAAGGTACTTTAGTAACAAACGTAAACAATCAAACAATTACAATAGACACTCCAACGACAGCTATAATAGCTAATTTACAAATAGTATTATTAGTTCCTGGTAGTGATATACAAAAAACAACTAGTAAAATAGAGTATCCAAACTCTAGTGTAAAAACAAATAGAAACTATCAAATTGGAATAGTTTTATCTGATAGATATGGTAGACAGTCAGGTACTATTTTATCAAATAATAAAACAAGCATAACGCTTCCAAATGGAGCAAGCTTTAAAGGTGATACTGCTTATTCACCTTATAATGATGAAAACATAGATAATGATAGTTGGCCTGGAAACTCTATAAAAGTTTTATTTAATAACGTTATAGGTGAACAAAAAGATGCTCAATTAGCTTTGCCTGGAGTTTACAATGGTGATCCAACTAGTGCAAACTATAATCCATTAGGTTGGTATAGTTTTAAAGTAGTTGTAAAGCAAACAGAGCAAGATTACTACAATGTGTATTTACCTGGTATAATGGCGTCATACCCTAGTGATCAAACATTAGAAGTTGGCGAAACATCACACACTGTTTTAATAAGTGATAATATAAATAAAGTACCAAGAGATTTAGTAGAAGTTGGTCCACAACAAGATCAATTTAGATCATCAGTTAGACTTTATGGTAGAGTTCAAAACTCTGCAACAAGTGTTTCTGTAGGATCTACAAACTTAGGTTTAAGTAACGAGCAGTATTACCCAGGCAGAACTTCTGATTTTGCTTCAACAGTTTCAACTGTAAGAGATTTATTTGATTACGATCCACAAGCTCCACCTCAACCTAACTTTTTTCCTCAATTTTATTCATTAGATTCAAATCCTTATATAGCAAGAATAAACACTGCTAATAAAATAGGTCAATTATCTAATGTTAACTTTTCTGCTGTAAGTGGTATAGTATCAATAGGTGGTTCATCAAGTACTATAAGGCTAAATAATGTTAGTGGAACAACTGGTACTATAGTAGCGGGAGATATAGTTCAAGGTCCTGGTTTTCCAAGTGATTTAACTTTAGTTAGTTTTACTGGGACATCACAAGGTCCACAAGGTGTAGTTATGGCTGGTGCAGCTTCAGGTACAGAAATAACAGTAGCGCCAGGTGGTGGTTTAATAGGTAATATCACTGTAGGAATGATGGTAACAACAGGTAGTGGTACGCCTACAATACCAGCAGGTACAATAGTATTAAATAAAACAAGTGCTACACCTAACGTTATTTTAGAACTTAATAATCCTGTAGATATAGGAGCAAATGACACTCTTAACTTTACAACACCTGCTCAAATAGTAGTAAGCGAAGCTGTTGATGCGTCTATAGGTGATTTAGTTAATATATATAGCGCAGCAAATCCTGGTATACAACATTTAGCTGTTTATGAAACAGAACCAGTTGAAAGTTTATTAGACATATTCTGGGAAACTTCTACTACTGGATTAGTAAAAAGTATAAACGATATTATTCTAAATGAAAATACAGGTGGATTAGGTGCTGCAGGATTAAATCAATGGAATGATTCTCCTTTCTTAGAAAGTTTAACTTTTGGTTTTGGGCAAACAAAACCTAGTATATTAACTGGACCTGTTTATTTAGTTAATAACTTTGGTGTTCAAATACCTAACTCAGATATAGACGAAGCTTTATCTTTAGATAGCGTTGTAGATGGTTATGGAACAGATGTGCAAACTGCTTATGATCAGGGACCATGCTTTGCTTTTACAGAAACAGGAAATAACACTAATCAATTTAATGTAACTATAGATTCTGGATTTATAGGTGATTTAGGTTTTACACAGACAAACTCTATTTGGTATGGTGATGATCCTGAACTAAGAACGTTTACTTTTACTTTTTCTGCAGTTGTAAATGGTTTACCTTTTAGTCAAAGCTTTACATCTGCACTAGGAAACGTAGCACCACATATTCCAACAGGTAGTGGAGCGTCTATGAAAGTTTTAATTCCAGGTACTACAAATAATATAAAAGTTTACGACGCTAGTGAATCTTCTACTTCTATAGCTGTAAATGATACTGTGGAAGGAGTTGGTGTTCCTTTAAATACTGTAGCTACAGGTACTACTTTTACTATTCCTGGCGATTTTAGTAATCCTTTACCTATGGTAAACACTGTTTTTCAATCAACAACATCAGAGCACTTTGCATGGGAAGACTCGCTTTTAATAGTTGGGCATGAGATTAATTCCTATTTAAATCAATATCAAAACCCAAACACTACTTTATATATACCTTCTGGTACATATTTAGTATCTAAACAAACGCTTGGAAATGGAAATATAGAGTGTACTTGGAACAAAGCTATAAATTATTTATCTTCTGCTTCTAATAGTGGTGGTGGTATACAATTAAGAGCACCTGCTAATTTAGAAGTTAATAATAATTCAACAGTAGCAAGTGGTACTGTTATAAATGTTTTAGACTCTGTTTTATGGGATACCTGTCCTACTCCTACTATTTACCCTTATTTGTTAGCAGTTGGTGATAATCAAGGTGTCCAGCCTACAGAAATAAGAGATTTAGGTTTATTAAAAGCTGTTAATGGAGCTGGTTGGAAAAGCACTACTCTAGCACCAGGAAACAATAATTCTTATAGAGATTTAACTTTTGAAATAACATCTCAAACCAATAGTAATGGGCAAACTGTTGATCATTTTGCTTTAGATCAAGCTAATCAAAGTTTTAACTCAGCTAGGCAAGCTACAATACCTTTAATAAATCAAGATTATCAGAATCCAAATATGCCGGCAGATGTTTATACTATAAACTATAGAGTTTCTGATCCTACTGATTTTGTAGATTGTTCTGTTTTAGTAAACATGGGACTAAATGTAAGTCAAGTTCAGCAATGGAAACTAGAAGCTTGCTATAGCAGTAATTGTACACCAGGTGGTTACACAGGTGTTTGTGAAACATTTAGAGTTATAACATTGTTTTTAAATAACCCTGGAGGTGACTGGTTATTTGGAGATGGATCTAGTGGTTATTACGCTTATATAGCTAACGCAAACGGTGCTGGTCAGTTTCCGAGTTGGACTGATTTATTGTCTAATAACTCAGGAAATAACATAGTTGTCAATGCAACTATACCTAATAGTTGTGGTTGGATTGGTCCTAATATTAGACTTACTGACCAACTTAATCCACCTTCTTATCCATTTTATGGTTTATTAACTCAAATAGTTGCTAGTGGTGGATCACCTGAAGATGGTTTATGCGGAAGTGATTGTTTTGTACAAGGCGGAGGTCCATACGCATTCAGCTGGACTTTAGAAGCAGGTCACGGAACTACTACACCTATAGAACCATCTCCAAGTACGTTTACATTTACGTATCAACCTTAAGTGTAATTTATATAAAAAATAAGTAATAATTAAATATGGCTGCATCAGTAGAAGTTAAATATTTTAATACTTTTATTCTTAAAAAGACTAACAATGACGAAGAACCTATATGGAATGGTTCTTTTGGTATACCCAATGATAGAGGTGGTTACCCTGTAGTAACAGGTATAACTGGTAATAATAATTGGAATATTGAAGAATCTAGAATTAGAGGTGGTTATAATAATACCACTGTTGATTTTGGTGTAAAAGCTTATATAGTAGATGAAAATAATAGTGGTTCTTACAGATTAAGTTCTTTAATATATTCAGGTATATTTAACTCAAGAACAGGTATAAATCAAACTAATGTATTTTCTGTTGGTGAAGATATAACAAAAACAGCTGATCCTGCAAATGCTTCTATACAAAAACTTTATGCTGAAGATACAAATTTAATTATATTTCAAGAAGATAAAGTTAGTAGAGCTTTAATAGATAAAGACGCTATATATAGTGCTGAAGGTGGAGGTGCTGTTACTTCTAGTAATTTAGTTATAGGAACAATACAACCTTTTGGCGGTGAATACGGTATAAGTAAAAATCCTGAAAGTTTTGCTGTATATGGTTATAATAAATATTTTTCTGATAAAAATAATAATGCTATACTAAAACTAAGTGGAGGTAATATATCTGAAATATCTGCACTAGGTATGAGAGATTATTTTAGAGACGAGCTTGATGTAATAGGTAACAACGGTAGAGTTATTGGTGGTTATGATATACATAATGATCAATATGTTGTTTCAACTCAAGTAGCTATAGATTCACCTGTTCTTAAAAAAGGATTTACAACTGTTTCATACGATGAGCAGTCACAAGGTTGGGTTAGCTTTTTTAGTTATACACCAGAACAAGTTTTTAGTTTAAAAAACAAGTTATATACTATTAAAAGCGGAGGGATATATCAGCATTATTCTACATCTGTTAATAGAGGTAGTTTTTATGGCGAAGAAACAGCTAGTGAAGTTACAGTTATATTTAACGCTGCGCCAGATAACTCTAAAACATTTAAAACTATAGGTTACGAAGGTAGTAACGGTTGGATGCTTAAATCATTATTCTCTGATTCAACAGGAAGAGATTACCAACCAAACGTAATAACTATATCAAATGTTGATGAATCAAGTCTTATTAGAAGTTATTATGGAGGAGAATATATACAGACATCTTCGACTGCAACATGCGCACAGACTGTAACAGGAACAAGTGTAACTATATATTCTAACATTGATATACCAATTGGATCTTCTGTTGATAGTGCAGCTATAGTTGTTCCAGCCAATACTACTGTAACTAACCAAACACAAGTTGTAGGTTTTGCGAGTACTCAGTCTGTAAACAATACAATTACATTAACAGGTGTTCCATATGTTATACCAGCTGGTGTTGTAATATCAGGGGGAGGTATACCACAAGGAACAACAGTTACATCTTACAATGCTGTTACTGGAGCTTTAGTTGTTAGCCAAAACATACAAGTAAATGTAGGTAGTACTATAACTTTTGAAGGTATAAGAGTTATATTTGTAAATAATTCTACTCCTTTTGTTTTAGATGCAGTTATAAATTTTGCTAGTGTTACTAGTAGAGCTAATTATTTTAGTACGTTTGGTACAGATTACCCAGCATACGACAAACAAAGAATAGGTTTTTCAAGAAAAGAAAATTACTATGTTTCTAATATCGTAAACAATAGTACACCTAGAGCAGGTGAAGTTATATTTGGAGACTCAATGAGTGGTTTAAAAGGTTATTATACTACTGCTACTTTTTCTACAGATGATGTAACAGATGTTGGAGGAGAAAAACAATTATTTTTAGTTTCATCAGATTTTGTGATGAACAACGGATATTAAATTAAATTAAATGAGTAATTCCTTAGTAAAACAAGAGTACACTTTAGAACAACTAGAACACATAGAACGTTTTAGAGAGTTAATAATAGATTTTGAAGAACAGCTTTTAAATTTACCGGGATCTTATGGTGATCCTAAAGAAGCTGGTAGAAATGAAATTGTTAACACAATAAATCCACTAAAGCATACTTTTGCTGATGGATTATATATTAGAGAAATATTTATGCCTAAAGGTCAAATAGTCTCTACTGGTATACACAAAATAGAACATCCTTATTTTGTACAAAAAGGTGATATATCTGTCTTAACAGAAGAAGGTATAAAAAGAATAAAAGCACCTTACAATGGAATAACAAAACCAGGAACAAAAAGATTAATTTACATGCATGAAGACACTGTTTGGATAACTGTTCACGCAACAGATAAAAAAATACCAGAAGATGTTTTAGAAGATGTGATAGCTAAGGATTTTAATGATCCAGATATTAGTGTTGAAAATATGAAAAAACAATTAAAACTAAATAATTAACAATATGAGTGTAGTAGCAGCCGGAATTGGCGCAGCAGTAAGTATCGGCGGTGGTATTTTTGGAGCTAGTAGAGCTCGAAAAGAAGCTAGAAGAAAAGCTAGACAAGCTAGAGCTTTAGAGAGAAAATTAAAGCAGCTTGAAGATAACCGTCAAGAAATAATAAATCCATACGCAAGTGTTACTGATCTTAGTAATATGCTTTCTAATCCATTTGCTAATTTAAGTGTAGCAACACAAGCTACGGAAATTAAAATGGAACAAACAGATCAAGCTTTAGCTAATACATTAGATACATTAAGAGCAACTGGTGCTAGTGCCGGTGGAGCAACCGCTTTAGCTCAAGCTGCATTACAAGCTAAAAAAGGTATTGCTGCAGATATAGAAAGACAAGAAGTTTCAAATGAACAACAAAGAGCAGCTGGAGAACAAAGACTTCAAAGCGAGCAAATGGCTGAAGCGCAAAGAATACAACAAGCTGATGTACAAGGAGATTTATTCCAGTTTCAACAAAGAGAGATTAGAGAAACAACTCAACTTGATAGAGTTGCTAATCAAATAGCAGCCTTAAGAGGTCAAGAAGCTCAAGCAAGAAGAGATGAAACTGGGGCAATAACTGGAGCTATTGGATCTGTGGCTGGAATAGTAGGAGGCTTAGGAGGTAAAATATAATAAAATGGAGAATAAAAACATTACATACAACCTTGCGATTAAACAAACTAATCAGAGTAATGCACTAGCATACAACAAAGATTATGTAGCAGCCAACATAGATACTTCTTTTGGCATACTAGATAATGCTTATAAAGAAACTGGAAAATTATATGCTAAATTAAAAACAGCTATAGATTCAGGTAAATGTATCAGTGAAAACTGTGATTATGAACATAAACAATTACAGAGACTTAAGAATGCTCCACAAAAATCTTTAGATTTTATAAAATCTGTTGTTGATCAATTATCTGTTACTGAAGAGCAGTATTATGATGTTAACAACGATTATTCTTTTATGGTTGCTAATTGTATAATGACAAATAAACCTGGGTTTTCTAAAACAGAAGGATATAATGTTTATTTAACTTTAATAGATGATGGTTCTCAACAATTAGTTTTTGAAGGACCAATGTTTGAAAAACCTTTACAAATAAACAGTAACACATTAAAAGCTTTATTAGACGCTAATACAGACTTAATAGCTGCTACACCTGATATTAATAAGGACATGCTGAGACTTTTAACTGAAGTTGGTGTTTTAGCAGAAGGATCTGCTGATCAAGAAGGTAATTTAACGCCTAACGCTTCTATATCTGATGAGTTTGTACTAAAAAACTCTGATGGTAGTTATGATTATGAAATTATAGACATTGGCATGGGTAAAGGCAGAAACATATTAAAATTTGATTTAGATAAAATTAAAAGAAAAGCTAAACCTTTTATAAATGCTGAAGTAGCAGGTTTAATGCAACAAGAACAAGAAGTTATAGCTGCTTGGAATGTTTTTATAGCTAAAGGTTCAAGTGTTGAAGAAGATGATCAAATGATGCAAAATGCCAATGCAGGTAGTTTAGCATGGTCTTATGAAAAAGATTTACCTTTGTCTCAGGATAAAAAAATACAATTTGAAAATAATTATACAAATTATTTTATGAATAATTATTTAAACCAATTTACTACAAACAAATTACCTACAGTTGAAGAAGACGCAGCTGTGTTTGATTTAGAAGAAGCTAAAAAAGCTAAAGCAGATAAATTTTTACAAGATAATAAATTAAGTTAAATGACAGTATCTGAATATACTAGGTCTTTAATAGATCAAGGATTACCTCAAAAAGAAATCTACAAGTTAGTTGTTGAGTTCAAAAAAAACAACCCTGTTGATGAAAATGTTGAAGAAGTAAAAGAAGACGTTGAGGTAAAGCAAAACGACTCCCAGACACAGGATCCGAGCTCGGAGTCAAACGACAATACAGGATCCGACTTGGAAGATGGTTATTCTCCATTCAGTGGCACAAACTTTAGTTTATCTTCATTTCAAAAAGCTGAAAGATTAAGCAATGTTGCTCAAGATCCTACAGGTTTGACCGGTTTAACTCTTAGTGAATTAAACTCAAAACTAGAACCTGAGATTCAAAGACAAGAACAAGAAGCTGCTTATACAGCTTTAACTCAAGTTGCTAAGCCAAATGAAACTTATACAAAAGGTGGTTACGAATATAAATATAGTTTTACACCAGATGGGCCAGGTTATTACGCTAGAAAAAAAGGTGATAAAGACTGGATAGAGGCTGGTTCTATTAGTGAAGATGCTAAAATAACTATTCCAGCTATATTTAAACATAATAATGTAGATTTAAACAAATATAGTAAAGCTAATAAAGCTATTGAATCTGCTGATAAAAATTTAGTTGGTTCTCTTGAAACAGAAGCAGGACAAATAACAGCTGATGCTGAAAAAACAGATCCTAAATTTGCTGCTGTGGAGAAAATGTATAATGAAAAAGTAAAGCTTACAGATAAAGAAATATTAGAGTCTAACGAAAAAGCTACTTCTTTTTATGATAATTCAGAAATAGATGAAACTATTGAAAAAGAAGAAACTTATAGAGTTGGTAGCGAAGGTGGTAAACCTATATATTCTACTAGAAAAATAAAAGAAAAAACTGGTAAAAAAATACCTAATCCTGATTGGGTTGAAGCTAAAAATGCTGCTATAGCAGAAATAGCTAGTGAACAAAGAGTACCAGTTGCTGATGTAAATTTAGAAGATCCAAAAGTACAAGAAGCTATAAAGGAAAAAATGATTGCTAATAAGCAAGATGAAATTGAAGATAAATTAGAGCAAAGAAAAATGACTAATTTTATCGATAGTATTCCTAGTGATTTTAGTGCTAAAAAATTAGGTAGTTGGCTAGCAGGTAGCATAGGCGCTTTACCAAATCAATTTAGTTGGATGGACGCTAAAGATGTTTGGTCTAGAGGTGAACTTCAGGTTCAAATGGAACAGTATCAAAAAGATAAAACAGTAAAATTAAATACTAAGCAAAAACAAATAGGTGATTTTATTACAAAAGGTAAAGTTGCTTTAGATACTTTATCAGAGTCATATAAAGCTATAACAGAAGCAGAGTATCAAACACCTGAGCAAGTAGCCAATGCTAATAAAGCTCTTAAAAACATACAAAAACAAAGAAATCAAATTTTTGATTTATTAAAAGAAAAAAATAAAGAGTTTGATGCTTCTATTGAAGAGAAAGAAGATGCATCAGCTTATATTGGTAAGTTAGAAAGAAACTACAGTTTAATACCTATTTTAATAAACAACGCAGAAAACTCTGCCATAGACATGGCTCAAGGTATAGAAACATTAGCTTTTGAAGTTGCTAACCTACCTAATACTATAGAAGAAGCTACAGGTGTAGACTTTCAGGCTTTTAATCCTATGTGGCAATTAGCTGGTAAATATATCGTTAACGGCTGGAAAGAAAAAAGAGAAGATGTAAACACTAAAATAGATGCATATCAAGAAGAATTAATGTCTGATATTGCAGAAAGCATGTCTATTGATGATCTTGAAACTGGAGCTGATTGGGGCAGGTATTTATTCGCAACAGCAGGAGCAATAGCTCCACAAATGGCTGTGATGGTTGGTACTGGTGGTTATGGTGTTTATGCTGTAACTGCTCAAGCTGGTGGTAGCAGATTTAACCAGTATAGATCTGAAATGAAGCAAAATGAAAAAGCACTTGCTGATTGGGAAGAAAGAGGTAAAAAAATAAAGAAAAAAGAATTACCAGAAGACGCAACACAAGAAGAAAAAGATAAAGAAGAAGCTTTTTATCAAGATCAACTAAGACAATGGCGAGAGTCAAAGCCAGAAAAAATACACTATAATGCTTTGCAAATGTGGGGTGGTGCTATGGTTAGTATGGGTGCTGAATTTGCTGGTAGCAGATTAATTGCACTACCAATGATCAATAGAGCTAAAGCTTTTAAAGGTTTAGGTGTTAAACCTGGTTTTACCAAAGAGTTCGGTAAAAAGTTTTTAACTAGTAGTTATGGTTATGTTGGTGATTTAGCAACAGAAGGTGCTGAAGAAGTTTTTGCAGAAGCTGCTGGTAATTTATACGACAGATACGTTTTAGGCAAAGATGTTAATATATTTGACGGCTGGAAAGATAATTTCTTTTCAGGACTTATGATGGCCAATGGTTTTAAAGCTCCTGGTTTGTTTGCTCCTTATATAAACGCTACACAAACACCTGGAGATGCTAGTAATATAAAAGGTTTACAGGATAAAAATAAATCTATAATTAACAGCATACAACAAAATCCTAAAATGTCTAAGAAGACAGTAGAACTGCTTCAAAATGACATTGCTGAAAATACAGCTAAAATACAAAACATCATGCAGACGGCTATGAATAGATATAGCGACATGTCTAGAGATGAAATAAACCAGTTAGGTAAAATTGAACAACAAACTTTTCAAATAGATCAGCAAATAGATGCTGTTAAAAATGATAAAGGAATAGAGGTTGGTAAAGAAAAGTTATTAGATGATTTACAAAATAAAAAACAAAACCTAACTGGAGAAAAAAATAAAATATTAGAAACGTACGTTACAAGAGATGCAGAAGGTCAAATAGTTGGTGGAGGTAATTTAGTTTCACCTAAAGCTAGAATACAGGAAGGCGCTGAAGTTGTTGCTGAACAGTTAGGCGATGTAGGTATTACTAGATTTGATACAACAGAAGATATTATTGGAGCTTTTGAAACGTTAAAAGAACAAGGTATACAATTAGATGTAGCAACAAATGAAGCTGGAGAAGTACTAGATGCTAAAGATCAAGGCTACGGTTTAATAGCTACTTTACCAGATGGTACTCAACAAGTTATTATAAACAATGCTTCAAGTGAAGCCGATGGTGTTTTACCTGCAGATAAACATGAAATACTACATGCTTTTGCAGCTAAGATGGATCCAGCAAAATTAGCCCAAATGGGTAAAGATTTAAAAAATAGTCTTGATAGTAATCCTGATATAAAAGTAAATGCTGAAACTCAGTCATTATTAAAAGATTATGAAGCTGATTTAAATGCTGGTAAAATAAATGAAGCTACTTTTTATGAAGAAGTTATGGCTGTTACAAGTGACGCTTTAACCTCTGGTGGAATTACTGTAGCTCAACCTGGTAAACTAAAAACTTTTTTAAATAACTTTTTAGAGACTATAGGTTGGAAACAAAGTTTCAAAGATGGTGATCAAGTTTTAGACTTTTTAAAAGGTTTTAACAAAGATGTCATGAGTGGTAAAGGTCTATCACAACAAACATTAGCTAAAGCCGAAGTTGAACTAGATACGCAAACTCTTGATGAAGTTGACCTAGGTACTGTTAAAACATCTAAAAAGAAACAAGAAGAAGTTGATAATGCTGCTGGTGCAAAAGATGAATCTGGTAACTATACTGTTACAAAGGCTGAGTGGGATGCTGGTAAAGCAGATCAAGCAATAGGAGATTTATTTGGTAATAATACTCTTCAAGGTTTAATTGAAAGCAAAATACCACCACCAAATCAACAACCACCTGGATTTAGTAAAGATGATTTTGTACAAGCAACTGTTACAGAGTTAATACCTCATATTAGAAACTTTAATCCTGAACAAAACAATAGTTTAAGTGGTTGGATTAATTCTCAATTGTCTAATAAAATTGGTAATGTATTTAAGAAAGGTGAAGCAGGTACTAAAGATGTTTTTGAAACAGATGTAACAGAAGCAAAAGGAGTTATTGCTGATACAACTACAGAAACAGAAACAGATACACAAGCACCTAAAAGAAAAAGAAGTCCTAAAGGTGATGCGGTATATAGTTCTGTGTTAGCAGAAAATTTAGGAACTGATGTTGCTCCAGCTATTGAAACAGCTATACAAACAGATCTTAAAACTACACCTGTAGCAAACATGGCTGGTACTAGAAATATAGGTCCTGCTTTAGGTAAAACATTAGGAAAAGCTTTTGGTATTAATCCTAAAGTTTTTACAGACAAAAAACAAAACATACAAAAGAAAGATTTAAAAGGTTTAGTAAACTTAAAACAATACCTTAACAATAATGCTCAGCAGGATTTTAAAAATCTACCTGATGCTTATGATTCAAAAGGTAAATCTACTTTTATACCTAACAATATATTAAATGCTTTATATACTAAAGATGGTAAAGGTAAATGGAAGCTAGATCCTAGTAAAACAGTTGCTGATTATAAAGCTTTATTAGGCGACTTAACTGCTACTAAACCTATATATACTAAACCTATATATAGATCTGCTGAAGCTCAAACAATAAAAGGTTTAGCTGGATTATCTTTTAGAAATAAAATGTTTGAAACAGCTTTTCCAGAAGCGGCTGACAGAGTTGGTACTGGTGTTAAGTTTTCTAAGAAAAAAAGAGACGAAATACTTAGAAGAGAAGGTAAAAGAGTTTTAAGTAATAAAAACCCTCAAGATGTAGCTATTTTTCAAGAAACAATAAAAAACATTTTACCTAAATTTGTACCTATTGCTAATTTAATAAACTCTAATAATTTTGCTTCAAGATCTGATAAATTTGGAAGAGGTCATTTTATGACTGGTAAAGATAGAGTATTAATACTAGAGCAAGCTCTTTTAAATCAAGGTGATTTTTCAAAAGCACAAATAGAAGCTGTTAAAGTTGCTATAGGTAGTAAAGCTTTTTTTAGAACAGTAAACGGAAAAAGAGTAAAAATTGATTATGGTAGTAAAAAATACCAAGAAAGAGTTAAACAAAACTATGAAGGTTTAGAAATAATATTACAAGGTCTTTCTGATATGGTTCAAGCTTATCCAGAAACTATATCTGTTGTAAGCGCTATATTTGATTCAGCTTCTGGTAATTCAGGTCATTTTGTAAGACAAGCAGCTATACCAAGAGGTGAATCTAATAGTTATGTAGAAGCCAACTTTAAAGGAGAAAAAGAACATCCTTTACCACAAAACAAAGCTGGTTTACTAATGATGCAAGCAATTCAAAATAATACCGTACCAGATTTAATGGGTTATTTAAAAAATAACTATTTTATGATAGGATTGTCGCATGCTGAAAATAATAAATTATCAGATACTAGTGGTCAATATGGTGAACCTTTTAATTTTGGCGAAACAATACCAGAAGACATTGAATCTTCTATTGATAAAGCTGCTAAAGAAGGAGATATGTCTAAAGCTAAATCTATTTGGGGCAGATATTTTAACGATAAAGTTAATAATGTTAATGGTGGTATTGATCCTAATAGTGTAACTTTCGATGGTAAACCTGTTGCTGATATTTATAACGTTGGTAATATAGCGAAACAAAGTAAGAAAAACCCAAATATTAAACACGCGCAAGAAGGTTTAATTTCTGAACAAATTAATAATGATTTAGATGGCAAAGAAGCAGCCAAAAGAATAAAAGCTTATGAAAAAACAGCTGCAGATGAATTAGCTTCTGGTAAAGTAAATACTAAAACATTTGGAGGCAAGGTAAATCCAGAAATGACTATTCAAAGGCAAATAGATGTTTTAAAAAATTATGATAAAGCAGCTGAGTTAGGAAGATCATTAGATACACCTGCAAAAGGAATCAGCGTTTTTGATTTTGATGATACACTTGCTAGAACTAAAGAAAAAGTTATAGTTGAAATGCCTGACGGTAGTTCAAAAGAAATATCAGCTGCTGAATTTGCTAGGACTGCTGGAGAACTAGAATCACAAGGTGCTACTTTTGATTTTAGTAATTTTGAAAAAGTTGCTGCAGGTACAGCAAAAGGACCACTAGCAGATCTTGCTTTAAAACGTCAAGATAAGTTTGGTAGTAAAGATATCTTTGTTTTAACGGCTAGACCTCAAAATTCAGCACCAGCAATAAAAACATTTTTAGATGGTATAGGTTTAAACTTACCTTTAAGTAACATTACAGGTTTAGCAGATGGAACACCTGCTGCTAAAGGTAGATGGATTGCTAGTAAAGCCGCAGAAGGTTATAATGATTTTTATTTTGCTGATGATGCTGTTAAAAACGTTACAGCTGTTAAAGAAGTATTAGACCAGATCGATGTAAAATCTGATGTTCAAATAGCTAAAGCAAGTAAGAAAAAGAATTTTGATAAAATATTTAATGATATATTAGAAAGTTCTACAGGTATTGAATCATTTAAAGAATATTCAAAAGCAAAAGCTCAAACAGTAGGTAAGAAAAAAGGTAGATTTAGTTTCTTTACCACGCCTTCAGCTGAAGACTTTTTAGGTTTATTATATAAAACATTAGGTAAAGGTAAAGTTGGTGATGCTCAATTAGATTTTTATAAGAAAAATTTATTAGATCCATATGATAGAGCTGAAATTGCTACAACAAGAGCTAAAATACAAGCCGCTGCAGACTTTAAAAAGTTAAAAGGTAATTTAAAAACATTACCTAAAAGCTTAAGCAAAGAAATGGGTTATGGTGGATTTACGCATTCGCAAGCCGCAAGAGTTGCTGTTTGGACTAGACAAGGTATGGAAGTTCCTGGTTTATCTAAAACTGATTTAAAAGCATTAAATGATTTTGTAGATAAAAACGCTGAAATGAATACTCTTGCTGATGAGTTAATGAAAATACAAAAAGGTAAAGAATATCCTGCTCCAAGCAAAGACTGGTTAGCAGGAACTATAACTACAGATGTATTAAACGGTATAACAAAAGTTAATAGAACAGAGTATTTACAAGAGTGGCAGGAAAATGTAGATATTATATTCTCTGAAAAGAATATGAATAAATTAGAAGCTGCTTATGGTCCTAAATACGTAGAAGCATTACGTGATCAATTACGTAGAATGAAGTCAGGATCTAACCGTCCTATAGGTGGTTCTAGAGTTGTTAATAATGTATTAGACTGGCTTAATAACTCTGTTGGTGCTATTATGTTCTTAAACACTAGATCAGCTGTCTTACAGACTCTTTCTGCAGTTAACTTTATTGGTGTTGGAAACAATAGTTTAATAAACTCTGCTAAAGCTTTTGCTAATCAAAAACAATATTGGACTGATTTTAAAACATTAATGAACTCGCCTTATCTAGTTGAAAGACGTAATGGTCTTAAAATTAACGTAAGTGAATCAGAAATAGCAGATGCTGTGGCTGAAAGTCAAGATAAACCAAAAGCTGCTTTAAGTTATTTATTAAATAAAGGTTTTGTATTAACTAGATTTGCTGATAGTTTCGCTATTGCAACAGGTGGAGCTGGTTATTATAGAAATCAATTGGACATGTATGTTAAACAAGGTATGCCACAAGATCTTGCTGAGAAACAAGCTTTTGAAGATTTTTATGCTATTGCAGAAAAAAATCAGCAGTCAAGTAATCCAAGTAAAATATCACAACAACAAGCTAGTGGAGCTGGACGTGTTATATTAGCTTTTGCTAATACACCAATGCAGTATGCTCGTATTATAAAAAGATCTTCTCAAGATTTAATTAATGGCAGAGGTGATTGGAAGAAAAATGTAGGCACTATAGCTTTTTATGGTGTTGCTCAAAACTTAATATTTAACGCTATGCAAAATGCTTTATTTGCTGATGCTTTTGGAGAAGAGGAAGAAGAAGAAGAAAATAACAAGACAGGTAGAATAGCCAATGGTATGGCTGATTCTTTATTAGCTGGTTTAGGTATACAAGGTAAAGCTGCTTTAGCTCTTAAAAACTCTTTAATAACTTTAGCACAAGAAAATGATAAAAAATCACCTAAG